GGCGTGCTCGATGTTGCGTTCCGTGGCAGCACCAGGCAGGGATTCTCGGCACAGCTCTCCCTTCCAACGGAAATATACACGCACGGTGTTGCCGCGCACCTCTACGCCATTTGCCATCCTGGGACCCCTGCTACCCATGTAAAACCATACAGTGTACACAGAGCAACACGAACCGCTACAGCGATATTTCTTATACCGTTATCTTACAGGCGGGCGCAGGCAGCGCAGGCGGGCGGCGGAGGTCAGCATTGTTGAGATTGAGATAGCGCCACTTACCGAACCGCTGCTGAATGGTGCGGAAAGTGGCGGCAGCCTTGGCGCTGTGGTCCAGCTCGGCACGGCTCTCGATGCCGCAGGCAGCGCAGAGCCAATCCCGGGCGTCATCCGCGTTGTGGGTACCGTCCGGGAGTTGAGCCTCGCTCATTCCCTGCTTGTAGCGCCGCCGCTTGTCTAGATAGAGCTGAAACGCCCGGTCTTGACAGAGCATCGCCGCCTTCTGGGCGAGGCGAGCGCCCTTGGGTGGCGTCGGCGTGCGCGCTGGTGGTGCGTGGCGGCTCTCCATCATGCACCCCCTTCGGCTTGGCGGCGCTTGGCATCAAAATGCTGTACCAGCATTAGCGCATGGTCTAGCTCATCGATCCATGAATCGTCGTGATGAACATCATCTTGTCCGAAACCGTTCATTGATGCCTTGATAACAGCGCCTTTGAAGCGCTCAGCGTGATTTTCAATCGCTTCTTTTTCGGCCTGCACCTTCTGTCGTAGCGCTATCTGATACTCCTCTGCAGTGCGGTAGTCGTCGCGCTGCTCGCTTAGCATATTGATTTGTTTTGCTGCCTCTTCGGGGTTTTCGCGTACCCAATCGATATCGATTGCCATGATCACCGCCTTTGCTTGGTTTTCATTTCACGAATACCCTGGCACTCGACACAGGTGACGGCCCAGGGCGCCGCCTTGCGGCGAGCCTGGGGGATCTCATGACCGCAGTCTTCGCACTCGAGCAGCACAAAGCCTCTTATTTCTACCCGCTGTGGCCAGGTGGCCAGCACCTGCTCTAGGTGAGCCTCGATCACCTCGCTAGCAATATCGGCTTTATCGGCCATGGTTAAGGCTCCTTTTTTTCAATAGCGGCAAAGTCTTGCATCAGCTGGTCGCCACCAGGCGTGTACTCGTGGGGCTCATTAAAGGAGTAGATGCTCCACTCGATCACGATGAGCGCGGCCTGCAGCAGCTCGCGGTCGATAACGCGCAAGCGGGTTGGATCCAGCGGCCAGGCGTTTCCGTTGTAAACGGCAAGCAGGATGCGACGGCAGTGCTGGCTCTGGCCGGTGTCTCCCTTGCCAACGCTGGCAAGGCGCACCCAGGCATCAGGCCCTGCAAGCTCGAGACTTTTGGCCACCTGATAGACTGACTCCACACGCTCGGCGGCTTGATTAACAGCCTGGCGGTTGCGCTCGCTCAGGCGAGCGGAGAGGGTGGGCATACTTGATCGTTGGGTCATGACAGACTCCTTGTGCGTTGCGGATGGTGTGACTCGCCGGAATAAGGCAAGCGGGCGAGCTGGATGCCGAGCTTGGCCGCGATGTGGTCAAGCCCGGCGTCGGTGAATTCGGTGCGGCCGTAGTGTGTCCAGCCACAAATGGGGTGCCAGTACGTGCCGGTGGCCACCACCAGCAATCGGGTTTTGCCGCGATAACCGCCTGCGGGCAGGTTGTCCTCGCCGAGAACCTCGGCGTCTCGCAGCTGCCGGGCCAAAGTGTTGCGCCCGGTGTTCAGCAGGGCGGCCGCTTGGTCCAAGGTGTAGGTGCGGTGGCGTTGTTGCATGGCAGTGGCTCCTGGCTTAACGCTGGAAGATCCAGCACTTCACGCTGGCACCGTTTAAGCGAACGTGGCTTCTCACGGTGCGGTTGGCATCCATAAAACGGCGGGTCTTGCTGCTTTTCAGGTAGCGCTTGAGTTCGCGCATATCCGGCACGCGCAGCTTGTATTCGCCGCAGGTGCGCTCGAAGTCTTTCAGGTTGATGGCGATGTACTCGCCCTGACCGCCGTAATGGTCCAGCGTGGGCTCTGCCCGCAGGCCCTCGATGTAATCGAAGGCTTCCCAGAACTCCGCCACCATGGGGTGGTCGGCGTTGATTGACTGCTGACGTTCGCGGGCCATCTGGTTGATGTGGCCCACAGCCATGGTGATGGTCTGGTCGTCGAACAGGTTGAGCGCCTGAGGGCCTAAGCACTCCACCAGGGCCATCAGCTGGCCATGGCACTTAGCGATACGCAGTGCTTTGATTTCCGGGTCTCGGCCCATTTGGTTGGCGTACTCGCGCCCCTTGATCGTGATGTGCTCGAGCAGCGCGGCTTCCTGGCGGGCCACGGTCAGCGCAAACTGGCTGACGTGCTCCAGTTCAGCCTTCTCCAGACCCTCGGCCAGCTCTTTGGTCTGCTGGGTTTGGCCTTCACGGCTGAAACGCAGGTGGCAAATACGTGTCTGGATGGCTTCGCCCGCCTGAACAGCGGCGTTCTGGCTGATCACGATGCTGCCGCGAAAGGGCGGTTCATACGTATCGTTGCCTGAGTTCTTCACACCGCGCGCACGGATCGAACGGCCGTTAAACGCGGTTTTGAGTTCATCCCAATCGAACTGCTTTTGTTTGGCACCGCCTTCTTGCTCGCGGTCGGACTCAATCAGCACCACCGGCAGGTTGCTCACTTGCGCAAAGTTACGTGCCCGGGCTGGCATGGTCGCTTTGGAAGGGTCAAAGCCTTCGTAATCACGGCGCCCCACCAGCTTCCACATGAACTCGATCAGCGTGGATTTACCCGCACCGGCATCGCCGACGATTTCAAGAAACGGGAAACTGCCCATCTCCGCGCGGATCTGCTCGGCGAGCAGGCTGCCAAGCCAGTACGCCAGTGCGATCACGCCGCGAAGGCCAAAGGCCCCGTAAAGCTGGCGTGTCCAATCGGTAGAAAATTCCTTGGCATCAGGGTTGATGTGCAGCGTCACCGACTGGCTGAGGGTTTTCAGGTGGCGGCGCGGGCCGATCTCGAAATAGTCCTCGCTGTTGATCGGCACTACCCGGCCACCAGCCACGGCCAGGTCGCCGAACACGTAAGCGCCGTGCTCTTTGCTGTAGCCGATAAAGTCGATGGTCTCGACGGTTTTGATATTGCCGATCTGGTCCTGTAGCAAGCTATCTAGCTGCTGACTGGTGCCCGTCCATACCGCGCCTGGTGCCACGCCCAGCAAGCGTTTCTTATACTCACTGGCACTGGCTAACTGACCACCACTGAATGTGTTTTTTACCGGCGCTCGGCCGTCCGGGAATTCGACGCGGTAGTAGTACCAAGACTCATCGGTCACCGAATTGGCCTGGTAGTACAGCGCCGTGGGGAAACAGGTGCAGATCCGCTTCACGCTGCCGGCCTGTTCTAAAGCAGCATCGCGCATCTCCGGGTCGATCTGCTGTTGGTCGGCACCGTCGAAACCTTCCGCCCGCATGGCCCGGTCAAAGGCATCCATGTCCAGCTTCCACCACCACACCTGGCGTTTGTAATCGAACCACGCCTCGCGCCGCTCGCTCCGCTTGTAAATGATCATTGCCTTGGCCATCGCAGAAGAGGCCAACAGCAATTCGCCATGGTAGCGGTAGGTTTCAAGGTGTTTTGGGGTCAGTTCGCCGCGCTGGTGGCAATCGTTCCAGTCATGATTGTCCCCGGGGATCTGCGCTGCTCGGCAGTCCCAGCCATCGGCCCGCGCCCGCTTAACGTGTTTTAACGTGCCGTTCTGCCCAGCGCGGTTGCTGTCCAAGGCCCACACCAGAGCAGGGCGGCAGGTGCCTGCTTTATGAGCCGCATCCGAAAGGGCGTTCAACGCCTCATCGGGGTAGTTGCCGCAGCTCATCGCTGACACGGCCGCGATGCCGTGGTGGTAGAGGGCAATCGCATCAAAGATGCCCTCGACGATCCACACTTCCTCGGCGGCGACTAAATCCGCCGCGGTGAGTGCCGGGGG